TTCACTTTTGGGAGAATAATACAAATTGGGATAAGATCTATCAATACATACTTGTAAAGTAGCCCATCCTATATTAGCATTCTCTACTACTAATAATGCCTCATTATACTCTGTAGCTAATCCTACTAATAAATGACCATATTCTTTAGTACCAATTTGTCCTTTATATTCAGCTACTTGTACATTATTTTCTATATCAATAACATGACATGCTGAGTAATCTTTTCCATCGCCTCTAGCTACATCAGCTACAACCATATAGTCTCTACTATAATCAGGTGATTCCCAAACCCATAAATTTTGATCAGCCCCTCGTTTTTCTAAAGGTTCTTTTACATAAGTTTTTTCATAATATTCTATATACTCAGGGTAAAATACAATATCACCAGAAGTGGAAAAATCACAATCACACTCTTGTGCTGCCATTCTAGGATCACCTAATAATTCATCTTGTTTATCCCTCCAGGTTTGATCTCGTTCTGGATGGACATACCAAGGTAATTTAATGGGTAAAAAATCATTTTCCGCTGCCTCAGCTCTAGCCCAAGTTTGGTGGAACCAATTACCAGTACCATAAGGTGTGGATAATGCTATACAACCACCTCCAGTGGCTAATGTTTGCTGAGCTGATGCCCATATTTCACCAATATTATCAATAAAAGCAGCCTCATCAATTAATAGCAAAGATACTGCTTCAGATCTACCTGCGTCTGAACTTGCTGATGTTGCTTTGATTTGAGAACCATTTGTTAATCGTAATGTTAATTTATTATTTTCTTCAGCATCTATTTTAAGCCATGAAGGTAAATTTTCATACATAAATTTTACCTTTGTAACCATATTTTTGGCTGTTTCCTGTTTTGTAGCGATACAAAGTATGTTTTTGTCTTTATGGAAAACCATTAACCATAAAGAATATCCTGCGGATAATGTAGATATACCTAGCTGTCTAGATTTTAGGATAATCGAATATGGATTATCACGCATTAACGTTAATACTTTTTCTTGGAATGGGTATAAATTAAATTGTATACGACCACGTTGAGGATGTTGGATATAGCAGTATTTACGCATAAAATGGACAGGATCCTTTTTACACCTAAGGTATTCTTGTTTTATAACTAATTTAAAATCAGACATTAGTTTAGTATAGAGGCTACAGCGACTGCTAAAAGTAAACCAGCACCACCCATTAATTTTGTTTTTAACCTTTGTTTTTTAAGGTCTTGTTGTAATCGATCTGCTAATTCTTTTTGGGTTGTAAATTGCTCATCTTTTTTAGCAATTATATTTTGATAGTTTGTAAGTTGGGAGTTTAAGTTAGAAACTAATTCCGTTTGTATATTTAATCTAATGTTGGTTTCATCTATAATGGATTTGAGGGTTATCATTTCTTCTGATAAACCATCATATTGGATTAAATCTTTTATAACTAATTTAGCAATAGGTTTAGTTAATTGAATCTGACTGTTGATATCTATTTGTGAAAAACTGCTCCAGCTCATCATCACTAAAATTATTGACAGCATTAAGTTGTCTTTTAGTTTCTTTTTTGATAACATATATTTTAGTATTAAGTTTTTCTATTCTTTTATCTGATTCTATTAGTTTTAGACCTAGTGAATCTGCTTTTATAACTAAAGAATCATTTTTAGCGTGTAATGAATCTACTTTTGCTTCTAATGCTTCTATTTGAGCGTCATATACTTTAACATAACTTTCTTTTTTATCAAAAAATGTAAAAACTATTATGCAAGCACCTAGTATAACTAATGTTGGTAAATTACGTTTTAACCACATTTCTATTCCTTAACTTTTTTTAACTTTTCGTATTTTTCTTTAGCATCTATATACTCAGCACTTTGAGAGATTTTTTTCATCATTTTTAGTGCTGTTTCTTTCGCTTGATCACCTTCAGCATCTTTATACATTTCAAGGTGTTTTTTTAATTCTTTTCTTAGTCTATTATAGTCTTTAACTATGATATCTTGTTTAGAAGCCTTTTTTTCTACTTCAGCATCTCCAGAAGGTGCATCTTCTTCTTCACTTAACCCAGCTTCTTCCTTAGCTTTAGCTAAATCATCTACAGCTACTTTTAGTTCTTTAGTTTTTGCTATTTCTTCATCACTAACTTCTTCTAGTTGTTTAATAGCATCTAAAGCATTTTCTAAATCACGAATAGCTTCATTTTGTCCTACATTTCTGTATTTCATAAATCTAGCTACTGCTTGTTTAGCCATTCTTATTTCTTCAGTTGAAGGACTTTCATTTAAAGTACCTAAGATTTCTTCTTTAATAAATGCGGTTAAGGCAGATTTTTTCATTATATTATAGATTTTATTATAAATATGTTAAAGACCTACAAACTTTAATATTTGTCCTATACGTTCTTCTGTATTACCCCTAATTACTTCAATGTTATCCATTCTATGACTATATCTTTTAATTAAAGTAGTAATACTAAAATCAATTACATCTCTATAGTATTCATCTGTTTCACGAACTCCATTATCTTCAATAGGAATACCTTCAGGAGAAATATAAAATACATAATCATATTCTCTTAAAAACTCAATAGCATATTTTTCAAATGCTTCTTTATCTTTATAATCAATAGATTTAGCATTCATAGTAAATGCCATAACATCAATAATAGTTCTATCTGTAATGATATCTTTATGCATTAGTTCAGCACAACGTTCTGCTAAAAATACAGTTTGACCTTTTAACGTTGAGTCTGTATTTAATGGGATGCCCAGATCACTTAAATATTTACTACGTTCAGTAGCAAAATTATAGTCTTTAAATTGATCTAATTTTTTTAAAGCATTAACTAATGTAGTTTTACCTACACTCATTGTACCACATAAACCTATTTTCATATTATTTTTTTAATAACCAACTACTACTTTGGATTTTATCTCCTAATCCATCTACCAATGTAATACCTAATTCATTACAAACCAAGCTTTCTGGTATGGTTTTGTTTGTTTGATCCCCACCATTTGCAAATACTAAATCAAACACATCCCCAAATTTATGATGAATCATTTTTAATGATTCGATTTGTGTTTTATCTTTATCTATTGAAATACAACTATACCCAACGTATTTAATAGCTTGAATGATTTTTAGACGTTCATTTTCATCTTGAAATTCTTTAGAACCTTTTAATTTTCTTTGATGATCAGAATTAACTAATACAATAAGGAAATCTCCAAATTCTTTAGCATTCTCAAATAATTCTAAATGGCCCTTGTGGATCGGGTTAAAATAACCCGATACCACAATTGCCTTTTTTTTATTAATTTCTCGCTGCTCCTGCATCTGCTAAGATTGATGGTGTTTTATACCATGGTAATCCACTCCATTGAGTTTTAAACTCTTTCCATTCTTCTTGAGAATATTGGATACCATAAAGATAATACTCCTTTTTATCAGAACTAATTAAAGCGGGACCATCCCAATTGTGAAGTTTTTTACCCCATAAAAAGTAGGTAGTACCTTCTAAGTCGGTAAAACTTGTAGATGAGGGCCAACCTTCTTCTACTTCATAATCCTCTCTATTAGTATGATAATTTTTAAGATGACTATTAAACTCTTTCATTGTAGAAACAAGTTTATTGTCTTTATTTCTTTCAAAATATTCATCTAATTCATTTTGAAACCTCTGTAAACGTTTTGATAATGCCATATTTTAATTTATTTACGTAAATATACGAAACTATTTTAGCTTCTCCAACACTTTCTCAGCAACTAATGTACCTTGACTGCCTGATACTGTAATACCTCTAGCACTTAAAGCATCACCTACAAAATGAACATTTGGGTATTTAGTTAAAGATAAGTCATCATAATTAACTAAGGGTTCAGGTGAAAGATATTTTACTTCAGGTATATAAACACCCCAATCATCTTTAAGAGTTGGAAATACCTTTTGCATGTCTTCAATAAAACCATCAATGTAAGAATAGTAACCTTGAAATGCTTCTCTTACCGTATCCATTTCTGGGTGGTCAAGTTGAATTGCACTTACATTAACTCCTTCTGAAGTTGTAGAAGGTTTACGAGTTGGGCTATAATATAAACCTGTACCCTTTTTATTTACCTTAGATACTAATTCTCTTGACCAATCAAATGGTTTTTCAATACCTCTAACTTCCATTAGAATACCAAAGTTAGTCATATCATTTCTAAATGATTCATCCTTTTTAGCATGACCATTGTAGCTATGATCTCCATATGTTTCTTCTACAGCAACATAAGCAGCGTTATTATTGGTATAAAATG